GCCGAGCAAGCAGACCGCATGCGCGAGGCGTCGATGGAGTTGCACGACGCGACGATGCTGGCCGGCGGTCCCATGGGCGCCGAGGCCGGGACCGGCGCGGTGGCGCTGGCGTCGAGGCGGGGACTGGCGAACCCGCCGCCACCGTCGAGGGGGTTGATCAACGCGACGGGTGAAGCGCCAGGGCCGGTCTCGATCCTGAAGGACGGCACGATCCTCTCCGGCGAAACGCCGGTCGGACGCGTGAAATACGACCACGGCGATGCATCCACGCGCATTGGCGACATCGCCATCAATCCATCGATGCAGAACCAGGGCATCGGCTCTCAGGTGATCCGTCAGATCCAGGACGAGGCGGCGGCGCGCGGCAATCCGGTCGTGCTGTCCACCGACGCGTTCCGCGGCCCGCAGGCACAGGCGGACCAACTACGGCTCTATCAGCGGCTGGGGTTTGAGCCGAACACCGGGCCGGGTCAGGTGTCGGAGCGGATTGGCGGCAGGAAGATCGCGGAGGACCTGGTGTGGCAACCGCCCGGCTTCACGGCCTACCACGGCAGCCCCCACGAGTTTCCGCCAACCGCGCGCAATCCGTTGGGAGAGTTCGACCCGGTAAAGATCGGCACGGGCGAGGGCAGTCAGGCCTTCGGGGTTGGCGCGGGATATCTCGGTGAGGCGGAAAACACGGCGAAATATTATCGCGACAGGTATGGGCCGCAGGCTGATCCAAAGGTCCAGGCGGCGGGTGACGAGTACAACAACGCCCACGCCGCGTTCGATGGCTCCGTGGCTGCCCGCGCCAGGGTCGAAGCCGCCGAGCGGGCGTTGCAGGACGCGGAGGCGAACGCGCCACCAGGCCATATGTATGAGGTTAAGGTCCACGCGGACCCGGCCAGATTCCTCGACTGGGATCGACCGTTGTCGCGGCAGCACCCCGATGTCCAGGCGGCGTTGGCGAAGATCAACCCCGATATGTATCACCCATCGTCGGGCGACTACGATCCGTCCGAGAGCGGTCAGATGATCTATCACCGCCTGGCGTCCCGGTCTTCGCAGGCTGATGCGTCGGCGGCGCTGAACGCGGCCGGTGTTCCCGGGATTCGATACCTTGACGCCGGCAGCCGCGGCGCGGGCGAGGGTAGCCGCAACCTCGTCGTGTTCGATCCCGCCAGGATGGACATCATCCGCCGGTACGGCCTCGCGGGCCTCATGGCGGGCGCGGGCGCCGCCGCCACGCAGGGGCGAGACCAGACCCAGTGAGCGACTTTTTCCCGCAGCCCGACCCGCCGTTCGACCTCGGCCCGGTGGACCGCGCCAGCCCCCTGTGGCGGCGCCTGGAAGGGTGGCTCGCCAGCGAACTGGACAACGCCCGGCGGCGCAACGACGCGCCACGCCCGGAACTCGACACCGCGATGCTGCGAGGCGAGATACGCGCGATCAAGCGATTCCTCGCGCTGGGACAAGATCGGCCAATATTGACCGATGCCGGAGAGGACACACCGCGAGGCGTGTCCGGACTGTGGAGTAACTCATGAACGAAGACGAACACGACACCACCACTGATGACGCGGCTGCCGAGGCTGCCTTCGCGGGCGGGTTCGAAGCCGAAACGCCGAAACGTCCGGAGCCACGCGCCGATCCCGGTAAAGTTCAGCCCGCGGAAACCCCACGGGAGACCAAACCGAACGGCAAGGACCCGGATTACGTCCAGATCACGAGGTCGGACTGGGATAACGTGAGGACCGCCGCGGCAAAGACGGCCACATATGATCAACAGCTTTCCAAAGCGTTCGGGACGATCGGCAACCTACAGAAAGTCATCAATGGCCTGCGCGACCAGACGCCGCAGGGTCGCAAGATCGAGGTATCGCGCGAAGCGTTTGCCGACCTGGAGCGCGATTTCCCCGAACTGGCGAATTCCACGCGGGCCGCGCTGGAGCGCGCTCTCTCGGGCGTCAACGGGAACGGCGCTGATCCCGCCGTCATCCGCCGCATGCTCAATGAACACGCGTCCGAGCGTGAGGTGGAGGTCCTTGAAGACGCCCATCCTGACTGGCGGGACATCGTCGGCGCCGTCGATGTCTCCCAGCAGATGCCAGATCCCAATAACCCCTTCCGCAAGTGGCTGGCGACCAAGGACGCCGGTTACCAGCGGCGGATCAACGGCACTGAATCAGCCGCCGTGGTGATGCGCGCGATCAACCTGTTTCAGCGCGAGACGCAAACCAGGACGCAGACGCGCCAGGCGCAGGCGGCTCGCGCCGACGCGCGCACTGACCGCATCCGCCAGGCCGTGCAACCACGCGGCGATGGGGCGGCACCCGCCGCCGACGCCACCAACGACGTTGAGGCCGCTTTCGAGTCTGGCTTCAAAAACCGCTGACACGCCTACGCCGACGACCGGTTCATTCCGGCCTGTGACCGACGCCATTTGACGGCGGTTCCCGTGAATACCTCAGAAAATCCTCTTCACAGGAGCGCCAACCATGGCAATGCAAACGTTTGGCATGACGACTGCCCGACTTGCGAAATTCAAGGGTGAAATACTTTCGCACGCCGTGCCGCAGGAAGTATTGGGCCGCAGCGGGCGCCAGATCCCAATGCCCAAGAACAACTCTGACACGTACGTCGCGCGCCGCTGGCTGCCCTATGGCGCCACCGGGGCCACGGCCTCGTCGCAGAACCAGTTTTTCCAGAACGGGCCGGGCGATCGGGGTAATATCATTGCCCAGGCGCACCAACTCTCCGAGGGCGTGACTCCGCCGCCGGATTCCATCGTGCCGTTGGACATCACCGTGGTCGTGCAGCAATTCGGCTGCCTCTACGGGTTCTCAGACAAGACCTACAACTTGTATGAGGACGACATCCCCAAGGCGATGATCGAACAGGCTGGCGAGCGGATGACGTTCGTCAACGAAATGATCGCCTACGGCGCGTTGCGGGCCTGCACCAACGTCTACTACGGCGGCGCCGGGACATCGATCTCCACGACCAATGGCGGGCTGACGCTGGGCCTCATCCGGCGCATCGCGCGGAATCTTCAGGCCAACCATGGCAAGCCCGTCAACAAGGTTCTGAAGGCGAGCCAAAATTTCGGCACCGACCCGGTCGCCGAGGGCTTCACGGTTTACAGCCACACCGACCTTGAGCCTGACATCAGGGACTTGCCCAACTTCGTGCCCGCCGAGGCCTACGCGTCCGGATCGCCAATCCAGAACGAGATCGGCAAGTGCGAGCGGTTCCGCTTCATCACCTCGGCGGATCTCCCGTCCATCCAGGACGGTGGCGCTGGGGTGGGCGCCACCGGGCTATCGTCCACCACGGGCGCGAATATCGACATCTACCCGTTCATCGTCACGGCGCAGGACGCCTGGGGGCAGATCGCGGTGCGCGGTCTCGGCGCGCTCGATCCGACATTCATTCCGCCCGGCGACAAAACCAAGTCTGACCCGCTGGGCCAGCGCGGTTACGTCGGCTGCGCGTGGTGGAAGGCCGTGATGATCGAAAATCAGGGATGGCTTGCGGTTGGCAACGTTGGCAGCAAAGTTCTCCTGTAATACCAGCCGACTAACCCATGATTGGTTCATCTTGTAAGTGATACAGAACTATGTAATGTGGGGCTTCTCAACCACTGGAAGCCCTGTCATGCCTGTTCTGAAGGTTTGCGGTCACTGCGAGAGATCGTTCTCGGTTCCGTTTCGGCGGCACGAGACCGTCAAATTCTGTTCCGTTGAGTGCAAAAACAACGCCAAACGCGTCACGTTGGTCTGTGCGGGCTGCGGCGGGTCGTTTGAGCGGAGGCGGTACGAAGCCGCCGCCAAATATTGCTCGGACGCCTGTTTTCATTCCGCCATGGTCGGCGCGACCTACGATGTAGGGGGTCGGCAACGCTATCACCGCGCCTGTGAAGTCTGCGGCGTCGAGTTCCGGGTCACGATGACCCGGAAGGACACGGCGCGGTTTTGCTCGCGAGCCTGCCAGAGCAGCAGCCCAACGTTTCGCGCCGAGATGTCA